GGCGGTGGCGGCGGAGCCAATAGCGGCCCTACAGCTTCCGGCGCAGGCGGTTCTGGCATCGTAATCATAAAGTTTAACTAATGAAAAAAATCTACAAACTCTACGGCATAAACACAGCTATGTATCTTCTTCGCCCAGAAGCAAAATGGGAGTGTGATGGACAGAAATTCACGCGTTGGGATGACGAACGTCCTTGCCCAACGATGGAAGAAGTTTACGAAACTATCGACAAGATTAAAGCGTTTGAGGATAGCATAAACACTATCTACACAGCCAAGCAGCTTGAAGAAATGGGCGTTAAAGAAGCTGAATTAGAGAAAGCTCTCGCGTGATAATGGAAAATCTTTTCCCGACTCCTATCGGGTTTTTTAAATACGACGGCGAGATAGATACAGATTTTCTCGCTAGTCAGCCTCAACGCCCAAATGATGGCAACACAAGTAGCGAAGATAAATACCTGCTAAAGCAGAAAAAACTATTAAATCTTCGTCAATTTATTGAGAAATCGCTGCACGAATACTTTATGGCAACCTTCTGTCCTAAGAACGACGCGCATCTAAAGATTACGCAGTCTTGGCTGAACTGGACAAAGCCAGGGCAATTTCATCACAAACACGCACACCCTAACTCACTGATCTCAGGGTGTTATTATGTAAACGCCCATAAGGACAGCGATAAAATATTTTTCTACCGCGACGGCTATCAGCAAATCAAATTTCCGCCTGCCGAATGGAATCCTTACAATTCGGAGAGTTGGTGGTATCCTGTCGGCACTAGCGATCTTGTGTTATTTCCTTCCTCGCTGACGCATATGGTTCAGCCTGTAGAGGGCGAAGACACGCGGATCAGTTTGGCTTTCAATACGTTTCCAATTGGCGTAATTGGCGACGAGAATGAATTAACCGCGTTAAAGTTGGAGAAATAAGGTGGCTCATTTTGCAGAGTTAGACGCGAATAATGTCGTCCTCCGCGTTATCGTGGTGGATACAAAAGATAATTCTACAGCTGATGGCGTAGAAAAAGAAAGCATTGGTCAGGCGTTTTGTGAACGACTTTTAGGTGGAACTTGGGTCCAGACCAGTTACAACAACAATATCCGCAAGCGTTATGCTGGTATTGGTTACACATACAATAAAGACCTTGATGCCTTTGTCCCGCCACAGCCTTATCCTTCTTGGACATTAGATAATACAACGGCTGATTGGGTTCCTCCTATCCAAATGCCTACAGATGGGAAAATCTATAGTTGGGACGAAGAAACAAAGTCTTGGGTTGAGGTTGCGCCATTTGTTTCGGCAGGTCCAACTGGTCCTGCATATTAATATTTAACATTCTCGGAAGGGGGAGAATGTGCTTCCAATCGTCACTTGCACAGTGGACGGAAAATGCTTGCCGGTCCTACAGGCGAGTGTGAAGGCATATGCCCCCGAAGTTCCACATTTAATTTACAGCCCTCGCATGGAGACATCTGCAAAGTCGTATGATTTTGCCCTTAAAATTGTGTTCCAAGAATATGATGAGGTTATTGTTTGTGCCGATGATATTGTGTTGGGGCCAGACAGCTATAGGTTGTTGTGTGAGGATATTGAAAGGCTGAAATGTATTCATGGCGATAAGCTGGGCTTTGTGGCGGCGCATTCCGACTACACGCGATACACGCAAAATGTCCGATACAAACAGGCCGAAACTGACACGTTAGAGTTTGGAAAGTGGTCGTGGGAACATGAATGCAGGGCTACTCGACGGTTAAGCCCTATCTTTCACTATCTTTCAAAAAAGATGTATGAGGACATCGTTTTACCGCCGATTGAGTGGTATAGCGATGATGTGATGTGCGAAGACTTAAACTCTTTAGGTTACGTGCATTACATATCAAGATGTTATGTCCATCACGCAGGGTCCCAAACACTTGGGAGGGATGGGCAGGCATTAACAAATGCTGCGATGCCGTGGCTAATTGCAAATCGCCCGCAGTATTTGGATTTGTTTTTCGGAGAAGGAGCCAAAGATAAAATGCAAACGATAGACTTAACGGCGATAGAAGTCGCGCCGGAGCCAAAAAAGCTCAAGATTTGTGTCTACACAATCACGAAGAATGAAGAAAAGTTCATTGAGCGCTGGGCAAAGTCAGCACAAGACGCGGATTTGCTCCTCATTGCCGACACAGGAAGCGACGATAAAACGGTCGAGATTGCCAAGGCGAATGGGGTGCAGGTGTATGACATCTGTATCACTCCATGGCGCTTCGATCATGCCCGCAATGCTTCCATTGCCTTGATCCCAAAAGACATCGATATTTGCATTTGTCTGGATGCTGATGAGGTGATGGAGCCGGGGTGGCGGGAAGAAATCGAGCGCATTTGGGTTCCCGGCACAACCCACATGCAGTATAGATTTAACTGGGGTGGAGGAATTGAATTTTATTCCATGAAAATCCACGCAAGGCATGGGTATTACTGGCATCACCCCTGCCATGAACATATCCGAGCTGATCGAAGGATTAAAGAAATCTGGGCAAACTCAGATATGCTGTTAATCACGCATCATCCAGATCATGAAAAAAGCCGAGGGCATTATTTAGACCTCTTGGAATTATCTATAAACGAAGATCCGCACTGCCCGCGAAACGCTTTCTATTACGCCCGAGAGCTTTCGTATTATTGCCGCTGGGATGATGCGATTGAAGCGCTCAAAAAGTATTTAGCCATGCCGGAAGCCACATGGGTAAATGACCGCTGCTATGCGATGCGGGTTCTTGGTCAATGCTATCTGGCAAAAGAAGATCCTGTAAGTGCGGAAGGCTGGTATCATCGGGCCGCTGGTGAGGCCCCGAACACCCGGGAGCCTTGGGTTGCACTTGCAAGACTTTACCACAACCAACATCGCTGGGCGGAATGCTATGGCGCGGCGATGCGAGCCCTTTCCCTTACACAACGGGACTTGGTTTACACCTCAGAACCTGCGTCATGGGGATTTGAGCCGCATGATCTTGCAGCATTGGCGGCGTGGAATTTAGGGCTCAAGGAAATAGCTGCAGAACAGGGCCGGTTGGCGTTGGACTTGGCCCCCGAAGATGATAGATTAAAAGAGAATTTAGCGTGGTATCTGGGGGAAAAAGGTTAAAACCTTTACTTTGAGGGATGAACATGGTTTGGCCGTTACAATCACAATGCGATAGCTTTTATGGAAATCCGAGAGGGCGCAACGGTCGGGCCTCGCCTGCGTGGGAAAAGGCGAACCTTGTGCGCATTTCGCCCCCTTTCAAAATGCAGTTTGCCGGAAAGCCCATCACCTCACTCGCGATCAATAAGAAGTGCGCTGAAAGTCTAGGGCGGATTTTCAAGGCGATCTGGGATGCTTCCGGGCATGACCAAAAAGTGATCGATCAATGGGGCGTGTCGGTTTTCTCAGGTTCTTACAATTATCGTCTGATGCGCGGCGGGAATGTGCTTTCAATGCACTCTTATGGATGCGCGATTGATCTGGATGCCCCCCGCAATTTCTTCCATGAACAAGACCCGCATTTTGCCCATGTTCCGCAGGTAACGAAGGTCTTTAAGGATGAAGGCTGGGTTTGGGGCGGCGATTGGTCTGGTCGCTCGAAGGACGGAATGCACTTTCAAGCGGCGAGGGTGTCATGACACGGGATACTTGGCAAAGTTTTCTTGTCACAGCGTTTTTCATCCTTGCGCTTTGTGCCATTTCTTCACTTTTAACAAGTTGCACAGCTCAAAAAGCGGTCTTTGACTGTGTTACACATCCAAGAGACTGCAATTAGGAGTTTAATATGAAAATCCCTGCGTTTATCGAAAACTGGAAAACTTCGATTTTAGGTTTTGCTGCGATTGTTGCGGTTGTAGCGAAATGGGTGCAAGCTGGGCAGGTGGATTTTAACGATTTCAATAGTCTGGTTGCGATCCTGACGGGCGCTGGACTGATTGTGGCGAAGGATGCAGGCAAATGACCTTCGGTCCTATTCTCTCCATCTTAGGTCTTGCGTCTTATTTGCAAGATGCTGAAACGATTGTGAATGTGTCGAAGGACACGTATGAAGCGATCAAAGATGCTAAAGCGATGCTGGATGGCCCGGAAGGACAAAAGTTTAAGGCAGCGATCCGCAAAGCGATTGATGACGCTGAACATGACATCAAAAATAAAGTTAGCGATGTGACTCATCCCACAATACAATACGCCGCAGGGAGCTATCAATGGGATGGATTTGAAGGCTGGGTTTGGGTGCCAAAAGGAGCGGAGCAATGAGCTTTTTCTCATCAATAACGAGTTTCTTTTCGAAAGCGGCGGTCACAACAGAGGCCGATGCTGTCGCGTTTAGCATGAAAGTCTGGGCGGAAGCGCAGATTGTGGAAAAAGATGTAATTGCGGTGGCGAATTGGATCGTGAATGAGATCCCTGTGCTGACTGCAGGTGTTGCCCGGATTACTCCACTTGTAGATGCGATTGTCGGCCTTGCTGATCCTACGATTGCGGCAAAAATGGCGGCATTAAATGCCGCGATGGCCGGGCTAAATGCTTTTGCTGCGTCCACAAAAGCTGGAACACTTACGCCAGATCAAGCAGTCGCAGGATATTCTTCTCTCAAAGCCGCAAGCGCTGCCGTGCAGGAATTGGCCGCAACTGCATCAAATATTATCGCTGTAACCCCCGCATCAAAACCATCGTAGGAGAGAAGGATGTCTTTGCACCACGACAGCGCCTTTCATGATCTTCTTAACACTCTTTTTTCGACGACAAGTGAAAAGGCTGGAGCGATAGTGGCGGCAAGTATGATTTCATCACCTCTTTGGCTCCAATCAATTCAACCGGTGTCGGACATGGCAGCGGTTTTTGCTCCAATTCTCGGCTGCACATATCTGTCCATGCAGATCGGGCTTAAAATATGGGACAGGTTTATTAAAAGGGGATTGTGATGGATAACATGTCAGGTGCAGGTGGAGCTGCTTATTTTAAATCTCAGCATGAAGGTGAAGATTGCCATCGTATGGGCGAGCATCACGACATGAAGAAACTTACAAAGTCTTCAGCCATGAACAAGGCTGAGACGAAGACGGTGAAACATTCAGAGGCGAAAGAAGCCACGACGAAAGACAAGCAGCTTGCCTCTGAAAAGAAAGAGTCAGTGATGTATGGCATGAAAACCTCCAAAAAGTTAGGTGGAAAGTAATGGCAAAGACTCCAAAGAAAATGTCCATGAAAGAGTGGGAGAAATCCCCAATGGACAAAAAGATGGACAAGAAACTCGCCGCAAAAGGGATCAAGGAAGGCTCGAAAAAAGAGCAAGCCATGGACCGCAAGGAAATGAAGAAATATGATAAGAAATGCAAATAGTTAGCCCCATTTTGGATTGAATATAGAATGGACCTAACCGCACAAAATGCCCCACAGGCGAAGGTTATTGAATGGCCGGAAAAGCTCCAATGCTTGTTCTGGCCAAAGGTCAATGATCTGCCTGTGAGGTATCGGGTGCTTTACGGCGGGCGAGGTGGCTCGAAGTCATGGGGTATGGCGAGGGCCTTAGTGGTTCTGGCGGCAAAACGGGAACTTCGCATACTTTGTGCCCGTGAGTTGCAGAACTCCATAAGGGACTCAGTTCACAAGATCCTATCAGATCAAATTGAGGCCCTTGGCCTTTTGCCCTATTACCAGATCGAACAAGCAAGAATTTTTTGCCCATCGACAGGGAGCGAGTTTTCTTTCGAAGGAATTCGCAACAATGTCACGAAGATTAAGTCATATGAAGGTGTGGACATATGCTGGGTTGAGGAGGCGAATAAGGTCACGAAAAATTCGTGGGAAGTCCTCATACCGACGATACGTAAGGAGGGCTCTGAGATATGGGTTTCGTTTAACCCAGAGCTTGAGTCCGATGATACTTACCAGCGTTTTGTTCTATCTCCTCCTAAAAATGCGGTAGTGCAAAAGATTTCTTGGCGAGATAACCCGTGGTTTCCGGGGGTCCTCAAACAAGAAATGCTGGATTTGAAATCCAAAGACCGTGATGCGTATTTGCATGTTTGGGAAGGGGAGTGCCGGAAATCATTGGAAGGGGCGGTTTATGCCGAAGAACTTCGAGACTGTGCGGAAGAAGGCCGGATCACGCATGTTCCACATCATGCTTCTTCTACTGTCAATTTGTATTGGGACTTGGGTCGGAGTGACCATACAGCTATCATTTTTGAACAATATGTAGGGATGCAAAGACGGGTAGTGGATTATTATCAAAACCGCCTGAAAGGTCTTGACCATTACATTCATGTGCTTCGCACAAGGCGGTCAGGGACGGGGGAGCTTTATGAATACGGAACCTGCTGGTTGCCCCACGATGCGCGAGCTAAAACCCTTGGGTCGAAAAAATCTATTGAAGAACAAATGCGAGATGCAGGGTTTCGAGTCCGTATCGTCCCGCGCCTTTCAAAATTCGACGGCATTGTCGCTGCGCGGAGTATCTTTCCAACTTGCTGGTTTGACGCCGCAAGATGTGAGAAAGAACTTCTTCATGCTCTTCGCCACTATCATTATGAAGAAAACCCAGTGACGGAGGTTTTGTCGTCAGAACCTGTGCATGACTGGTCTTCACATGCGGCAGATGCTTTTCGGTATATGGCGATTGCCTCGCAAGGGGGCGAGACAACAAAACATCGACATGTTACAAGTGCGTTGAAGAAACATGGTTTAATGGGCAGAGTGCAGGAATTCGGCGAAAGCCTTGGATGGTTAGGATAACAAATGTCAGAGCCTACGAACGAACACCTTGAAAAGTTCCAGAAAATCTTCCGTAGAGCGCAGGATCGGTTTAGGCGTTGTGAGGATTGGGAAAGTTACGCAAGGCGCTTGTTTCTGGATGATTTGAAGTTTGCGAATGCTGACGCAGACAATAAATACCAATGGCCGACCAGAATGTGGAATGACAGGCAAAGGGACGAACGGCCTGCCCTGACCATCAATAAGACCCGCCAGCACAACTTGAACATCATCAATGATGCCAAGATGAATAAGCCGGGAATTAAGTATCGAGCGGCAGGTAATGGTGCGACGGCTGAAGCAGCACGGATTTGGGATGGCATTGCAAGGCACATTGAATATCAGTCAAACGCCCCCGCGCATTACGACGTTGCTACGACTTTCCAAGTTACGTCAGGTATTGGGTATCTGCGGGTTATCACCGACTATGTGGCAGAGGACTCTTTCGACCAAGATATTTACATCACGTCGATCCCAGATCCGATGACGGTTTATATTGACCCGGACGCAAGGGCTCCGGCCAAAGAGGACATGAGATTTGCCTTCATTTTTGAAGACATGCCGAAGGATGTTTTTGAGAAGAAATACCCACAATACGTCAAGTATATGGGAACGGAAGGACTTGTTGGTGATCGCGGCTGGCGAGATGATGACCATGTGAGAGTGGCGGAATACTTTGAAGCGGAAGACGTTGACGATGAATTGCTGATGTTTGACGGGCCGGACGGTGCGCCTGTTACAATTTTGGCTTCAGATTTGAGAAAGTTTGATAAGAAAAGTAAGTATTTTGATGATCCTTTGACGCGAAAACGCTCTGTTCAACGTCGAGTCATCCATTATCACTTTATCGTTGGAACTCATATTGTTGAGTCTGAGGAAAAGGAATGGATTGGAAAGACGATCCCGATCATTCCGGTGATTGGTGAGGAAGTCATTATTGAAGGAAGAATGGATCGTAAGGGCCACACACGGGCCATGAAAGATCCACAGAGGATGTATAATTACTGGGCCTCGAGTGCGGTGGAATATGGAGCGCTGCAATCAAAGACCCCTTGGATTGTTGGAGTTGAGACGGTTGAAGGTTTTGAAGAATACTGGGCAACCGCGAACCGTCAAAACCACGCATATCTACCGTATAAATCTGTTGGCGATGATGGAAAGCCGCTTCCGCCTCCGGCAAGAGTTGAGCCCCCAGTTCCGTCGCCTGTTGCCTTGAAGGGGATGGAAGTTGCCGCGATGGAAATGCAGATGGTTTCCGGGCAATACGAAAACCAGATGGGGCAACAAGGGAATGAACGGACGGGGAAGGCGATTGCTGAACGTCAGCGTCAAGGTGATCGTGCTACTTACCATTTCATCGATAACCTTGCGATTGCGATACGACAGGTGGGTAAGATCGTTCTGGATCTGGTTCCGAAATTGTATGACACGAATAGAATTGTGATGATTTTGGCAGAGAACGGGGAAAGTTTAGAGGTCAAACTCGATCCACAACTACAACAAGCGCATCAACTTGAACTTAATGAGAATAATGAGGTTATTGGAAGGATTTTGAACCCTGCGATTGGGCAATACGAGGTACAAGCTGATGTCGGCCCCGGTTATGCCACAAGGCGAGAGGAGGCGTTTAACGCTCTAACACTCATCCTCACGCAAGCCCCAGCTTTGACCAATATCATCGGGGACATTATGTTCCGCGCTGGCGACTTCCCAATGGCAGAGGAAGCAGCCGAAAGGCTAAAGCGCATGGTTCCGCCGCAAGCGCTTGGTCAAGGTCCGACGCAAAACGAGCAAATTCTGGCTCAACAAGTGCAGCAATTGCAAAGCGCACTTAAAGCCACGATGGACGAGCTTTCGAAAGAAAAAGGCAAGACGCAAGCGCGGCTCGAAAAGCGCGAGGTCGATGTCTACGACGCGATCACAAAACGCATCGATGTGGTTGGCAAGCAAGGGCTTTCTGCGCTACAATTGTCGAAATTGCAGAATGATGTTGTCAAAGAGAGCGAAGAAGTTCCGATCAGCGACACATACGAAGGGCATAAGGAACAAGGGTCAACTCCGGGAGCGGAATATGCAGAGGAACGGGATGCGCAAATGTCCTTACCCCTTGAAGACCATGAGATGCCGGAAGGGGCTTTTCGAGGCCCAGATGGCCACGTTTACGGACCGCATCCGGAAATGCCGGGAACGATAGCACGGATTACAAGAAGGGGTTAAGAGATGGCCACGAAGCGCACATTAGAGCAAGAGGCACAAGAAGCGGGCGAACGCAATGTGGTGCCGGGACAGGCGTGGCTTGCGGCCCTCATCCGTGGTATTGGTAGGGAGATGCAAGAGAACTCGATGGGCGGTGCGCCTTTCGGGCAGGCTACACGGGAGGAATTAGGTTCCCTCGGTTATGAACAGATGCTTCGGGAACAATTTCCAGAAGAATTTGCGAGAGGAAGACTTTATGGCTCCGAAGCGTTTCCGACAGATGTGGCGTCGTTCTATGCAGCGCGCCCCGGTCGTTCGGCATTTACACAAATTGCAGGACGTGAAGCCGGAGTAGCTGGTGGTCCTCGCGCTATCGGTGGTGCTGGCACTCCTGCATTAACCTATGAACCGGTCGCAGCGGCACCAAAGGGCTCGTTTGATGCGAGCATGATGGAGGCCTATCGGCGAGGAGCGGCGGGCTCAAGGGCTCCCGGCAGACCACAAGCCTTTCGCCCAGAAGACTTTTTAGCGATTGAACAAGGCCCGTTGCCTACGAGCAGAAATCTTTTTGAGGCTAATAATACGTTGGCTGCCCGTCGTGGGATGCCAAGCCCTGCACCTGCAGCTTATGATTATGAGGGTCCTGCAGGTCCGGGTCCTTTTAATTATCGTCCGACAAATGACTTTGAACGTGGGACGATGGGAGCTTATTACGGAAATCGAGGCAAGGGTGATTACGGTCCTTACGTTCCGGGCAGACGCTCCGGTCCATTTCAAGAAGGCGATTTTCCTCCATACACCCCGGAAGAAATGGGACAAGCGGTTGCTCCTTATAGACCACAGACAATGTTAGAAGGTGGTGGAATTCCGCCCGGAGGGCTTCCCGCTCGACAAGGTGGGCAGGTTCCTTCTTACCGGTATGTTGGGTCAGAGGCAGACCGTTTTCCTCGCGGCGAATACCAAGCACCAAATGGGGCGTATGGTGAGTTTAGAGATGTGACCGGGAACGTGCTTTCTGGCCCACAACAAGGAACTGCGCTGGTCCCTTATGGGGAGGCTGAAAATGCGTTACGTGCTGGCGGGATGCCTTGGGGTAAAATTGCGGCGGGTGCTGCAGGTGTGGGTCTGCCCTTTATGGCGGCTTATTACGGACGCGACGGTGGCCCTCCTGCTGCTATGGATGCTGGCGGGGTTATGGCTGCGCCAGAGGCAAGAGGAGCGCAACAACTTCCGCCTATAGATGTTTTTGGGCGCAGAACGTATCGTGAAATGGGCCCATCGATGACTGAGGCAAAGGGTGGGACAATGCCTCAGAAAGCAAAAGGTGGAAAAGGTGCACCAGTTCCCCCAAGACGCCCGGAAGAAACTGCATCAGAAGGTCAATGGGAAGGCAACTTGAACTATCACTTCACAAAAATGCTCGACGATTTGTTCGGACAGGGTGAAGCAGAACGCGGTCGCAAAACCCAACAATGGTATGAAGCTCATGGCGGGTGATGTTCAATTCAATCCAGCTGGAGATGTAGAGTATGCTTATCAACCGATAAGTGCGGCTGAATGGAACCGGATTTATCAAACGCAATCTCCAGAAGAAAGTGTTTTGAATAATATGTATCCAGCGGCCATGCGGTCGTATGCAGGTTCATGGCTTGGAGATGAAGGTGACATCACTCAACATAGATTTAGCTCAAAAGAATTAAACGCTTTACATCAAGATTATTTACAAAAAAGAGCAGATTATACGGCAGGTTTTGGGCCTAATCCATTGACAGGCTTCCAGAAAGGGCGCATCCCTGACGTAAGCCATTTTGTGCCTTACGACCAGTATTCACAAGAAAATGCGATGCCGGATATGCAGGGTTGGGGGAGCATGTTCTCAGGCACGAAGCCATTTTCACAAGGTGCTTATTACGAACAGTCACCAGAGGGAACGCGCTTACGGAATTATTATACAACTCCGTATGGGCAAAGAGAGGTGAATGTATTGTTACCAATGGAGCCAATGGAATGAGAGAGCCGCTTATAAAACTCCCCGGTAAGGGAGCCCATGCGCATAAAATGGTTGCGGAAACCGCCAAAAAGATGGCGGAAGAAGTTTATGAAAGCTGGGCCTCAAAAAGCAATGAATTCTACAAGGAACATCGATCCTTAGAAGAATATGTGAAGTCTTGCTGGCCTTTGTATTTGGACGCAGCGCGGGCAACTCTTGCACAATTACTTACAACAAACATGGATGATGTGTTAAAAGAAGAAATCCATGATGCTTTAATTCGGGATGCGACGTTACGTCGAGGGCGTGAGGGCGTCTTACAGATGAAGAAAGGTAAAGGAGCCTAATATGAAAACATTTTACAACACCATAAACTTCCAAGCGGAAGGTGAAGCGGGCGCTGCGCCTGTCGAGGCTCCGGCTACGCCACCAGTTGAAGCACCACAAGAGGCCCCACAAGAAGCGCCACAAGAGGCCCCGGCCACAATCGAGACTGAAAATAAGCCACCGCAGGGCCTTTTAGATCGCATCGGCCAACTTACTCGCCAAAAGCGGGAACTCGAAGAACGCCTTCAAGTCATGGAGGCTCCGCACTATGAAGCACCTGCTGCTGGCGGGGGCATTGATCCAAAAAGCGTTCAACTGGAGATTTATCGTCAGGCACAGGAACTGGCAAAACAACAAACTTGGAAAGAGACGACGGATAAAATCTGGAATGAAGGGCTGGCTAAATATGGCGATTGGGCTCCGCAGCTTAACAACATGGCTCAAATCCTTGGTGGTATTCCTACGACCCTCACGGAAGCAGCGATTGAAAGCGGAAATCCACACGAGGTCCTCTACCATCTGGCTAAAAATCCTGATGAAGCTGCCCGAATTGCACTCCTTCCACCCACCAGACAGGCAGTGGCAGTTGCTAAGTTGGCGACAGCCGTTACCGCCCCACGAAAAGTGACATCTGCTCCACCCCCGATTTCTCCGAAAGTTCAAGGGATTGGAAGTGCCCCGGCGACACTTGACGACCCGAACATTTCAATGGAAGAATGGGCAAGACTTCGCAATGAGCAAGCTATGGCTCGTCGCAAAAGGTAGGCGAGGACACCTTCAACGTCCTCCCCTTGCTGATCGCAGGGTAAGCGATCTGGGTTGCCTGTCAAGAGACGGTCGCAGGCTCCGTCAGATGAACAAAGGACTCCCTTTGTATTTTGACAATATAACTGCGCCTTGGCGCGTAACCCAGAGGACTTAAAGATGTCGAACTCAATTTTAACAATTAACATGATTACCCGTGAGGCCGTGCGCCTCTGGGTAAACACCAACTCCTTCCTGCAGCACATCGATACGCAGTATGACGATCAATTCGCGGTTACTGGTGCGAAAATCGGTCAGAGCCTGCGCATCCGTCTGCCTAACGATTACACGGTCCGAACCGGCCCTGTAGCGCAGATCCAAGATACGGCGGAAACCAGCACCACGCTGACCCTCGCCACCCAAAAAGGCGTTGACGTTTCGTTTAACAGCGTTGAACGCACGATGAGCTTGGACGACTATTCCAAGCGAATTCTTGCTCCAGCTGTAAACAACCTCGTCGGCGCTGTCGCTGCAGACGTGATGTCAGGCGCTGAGCCAGGTGTTTCCAACCTTGTTGGTAACTTTGACGCTGCTGGTAACTTGTTAAAGCCAACGCTGGATACATGGTTGCAGGCAAAAGCACTGTTGAGCTTACGTTCGGCTCCTACGGACTCCCGTAAGTTCATCCTCGATCCTATCACGATGGCTCGCACGGTCCAGAACCTTTCTGGCCTTCTCAATCCCGCTACCGAGATCTCTGAGCAGTATCGCAAAGGTGAAGTTTATAACGCGATTGGCTTCGACTGGTTCGAAGACCAAACGGTTATCAAACACACAACCGGCGCATATTCCAGCCCTGCCGTCAACGGCGCTGGTCAGACAGGTAACACCCTGACGGTTTCCAGCTTGTCTGGTCCGCTCAACCAAGGCGACATCATCCAGATCGCTGGCGTGAACGCAGTCAACCGCATCACGAAAGTGTCAACGGGTCAGTTGCAGATGTTTGTTGTTACAGCAAACGCTGCTACCGGCGCGACAAGCCTTTCGATCTACCCTGCAATCGTTCCGCCATCTGGTGGTTCGCCTGTGCAGTATCAGACGGTTGATGCTTCACCTGCAAACGGCGCAGCGATCACCCCAATGACGCTTGCTTCTACCGTTTACCGCAAAAACTTAGCGTTCATCCCAGATGCCGTCACGATGGCAACTGCCGATCTTGAACTGCCTAAGAACATGCAGGAAACGGCAAGAGAGCGTATGGACGGCGTGTCAATGCGTATGGTGACAGGTTTTGACATTAAGTCGGACCAGTTCATCACCCGTCTGGACGTGCTTTATGGTTACGTCTGGGTTCGTCCTGAGTGGGCGGTTGCTGTCGCAGACATCATCTAAGCAATAAAGAGGGGGCATTGTGCCCCCTCCCTTTTCCTGTAAGGAGCAAGTAAATGGCTAAAGTTCGTCCTTATCTCGGCGTGTATGAAAATATTGATTTTCCAGAATATAAATTTACTGAATATCCGAAAGTTGTCGGATATAAAGATGAGAAAAAGCAGGTCCCGATTGTTGTGGGAGATGCGAAGGAAGAAGTGGAATATATCACCAAAGGCGAGCCCGGGGCTTTCAAAACCCGTGAAGACGAATTGCAGGCTGAACTTGACAGAAAAGCTGTAGAGCTAGAACTGGCAAAAACTCAGCTTGCCGAATTAAAAGCGCAGAAGGAACTTGCTGACTCTGCAAAGCCTAAACCTTCATCAACAAATTCTGCGCCTTCCAAACCTGCCCTTAACGTCAAGGACATCTAAATGACCACCGCGCTCGACATCATCACGCTTGCTTACAAAGACGCTGGTGTGTTGGGCGTTGGTCAGACGCTTCTTGCTGAAGACGTAAACGACGCGCTTACGCGGCTCAACATGATGATCGCCCAGTGGCAAGTAAAACGCTGGATGATCTGGCATCTTGTAGATAAAAGCGTGGTAAGCACTGGCGCGCAATCTTACACCGTCGGTCCGGGCGGAGATATTGACGTTGCTACCCGTCCAGATAAACTTGAAAGTGCTTATTTTAGAATGCTGGCAGGTGGAAGTGGAACGCAGGCGGTAGATTATCCGCTTCAGCTTTTGTTCTCGATGGAAGATTATGCGAGGATCACGTTAAAACAACTTGTATCTTTCTCGCAGTGTATCTTTTACGACTCCGCATGGCCTTTAGGCAGCATTTATCCTTGGCCTATTCCACAAGCCAGTCTTTATGAAGTCCACATTTTGCTCAAAGATGTGCTGACACAATTCCCAAATTTAACATCAACTTTCAATTTCCCTCCCGAATACCTCGCGGCGCTGCATTATAATCTTGTGGTTCGCACACGCGCTGCTTACAGGCTTCCGCCAGATCCAACGTATGATGGATTAGCGAAAGACGCGATGGAGACTGTGCGCTCCGCGAATACACAAATACCTTCCCTTGTGATGCCGGATAATCTGGTCCGTCCGAGTGTCTATAATATCTACAGCGACCAAACGAGGTAAATGATATGACTATTCCTTCACGTTTTGGCTCCGGTTATCGTCTTCACGACGGTAATGCTATGGACACCGTTGCAGCTACTCCGCAATGGCAGCAAAGTCCTGCAATCACCGCAGTTGCTGGCGCACTTTCGTCATCAACTCCTGTGCTTACAAATGGCATCAATGTTGTCTCCACGACCCCTTCAACGGGTGGCGTGACGCTTCCTGCTGGTATCTTGGGTGCTGTTATTCATGTCAGAAATTCTGGTTCAAATTCTCTTACAGTTTTTGCACAAGGTTCTGACACCATCGACGGCACGGCTGGTTTAACAGGTGTGACGCTTGCAGCTGGTAAATCCGCGCTCTTCTTCGGTTACGCTACGACCGGTAAAGGCGTGGATAGCTGGACACAGTTCCCATCAGCATAAGGGACATAAGCGTTGCCTCAGATCCAACTTGTTCAAGGTGCTTATGAAGCGCGGAGTATGATCGCAAACGCTCAACGCTGCATAAACTTATACCCAGAACAAAATACCAAGGATGCAGAGGTTCCTTATACCCATTACTGCACTCCGGGGCTGACGTTCTTGACGCAAGGAGTTGTTGCGGAAGTTCGTCAGCTCTACACTGCATCAACAGGCCAACTGTTCGCGGTGATCGGGAATGTTGTTTATTACGTTCCGACAACTTTTATCTTGCAAAATCTTGGAACAATCACAACACAATCTGGGCTTGTAAGTTTATACGATGATAAAAAATATCTGTATGTGTTGGACGGGAGTGCAAGTGGCTGGACTGTAAATCTTACAACTCTTGCCTTTGCGACTTTTTCTCCAACAGGATTTGTCGGCGGAAACCAGATCCGGTATCTCGACACCTTTATGATTTCGTCTACAAAAAACGCAAACATGCAGTCGAGTGACTCTTCGCAAAGTTCTCCTGCGACATACACATCCTCTCCTGCAGCACTTGCAACAATGTCTGGAGACTCAGATTATCTTCAAATCATCGAAACCGTGCATCGTGAGGTCTGGGTTTTTGGTGTTCGAACAACGGAAGTCTGGAGTGATGTTGGAGCCACACCTTTTCCTTTACAACCAATTCCGGGCGTTTTTCTCCAACACGGAATTGTAGCTTTACGTTCGCTGGGTAAATGGGGTTTGAACATTTTCTGGCTTTCCGCAGATAATAATGGTCAAGCCTTGATTATGATGGGCACGGCTTACAAAGCAGATATTATTTCTACTCCTGCTATTTC